ACATTGTTGAATAGCAGCAGCTGGTGAAATGAGTTTAGATGGGAAGTCAAGCCACAAATCAGCTTCTTGTTTGGTGAAAGGGATAACGGTTGGTATAGTGTTTGAGAGACTAACTGTTTGGGCAATACCAAAACCCCATAGGGCTTTGATAATAGCATCATTTAACGGGAGGAAAAATGAGGATGCCAAAATAGAAACTCTCAAATCAGATGTAACAACAAGGGTTGTATGTGCGTGTTCTAGGGTCCAACCTGAACGCCTTCCAAAAGCAGGATTTCTGAGTTTACAAGGTGTATATGAACGACGTTGTCTAAATGACTGCAGGAAGGTGTGTGCAATGGTCAAGATACCTGTGGTTAGGTGTGATCCGAGAGATATGAAAGTACGAGTATCGAAGAAAAGTTTGAAAAACGAAAGTAAACGAGAAAGAATAGTTACACATATACCGTCAGTAACACAACCCTTAAAGAAAGATGGGAGATTAATTACAGTTATTAAGTATGTAAAGAAGTCGATAATGTGCATCTTCAAAGTGGATAAGAGACGTGTGTCAGATGGTCCAAAATTTGAGATAACTATACAAGTGGAACGTGATGGCGCAATACTCTGATCGTAGAACTTATTAAAAGCTAATTGACCTGCGATAGTAGTGGGATCTACCAAATCATCAAGGACGACAACGGATGAAGGTGGGATGGTTTCATTGTAACTTGTGGGCAAGACGAAGGGTACTCCAGCTTGTTCTGCAATAAGTCGTGCTGTAGGTATGATGGTTGTGGTTTTTCCCACACCAGGGTTACCACAGAACCATAGAGTACGAGGTAGGCCTCCCATTTGCGATTGATCACCAGAAATAGGTGACCAAAGGTCGAATTGTTTGTCGACATCGTCAAATGATAATGCCTTTGCCTTTCTATCTTTAAAGCACTGTTGTTTATGTTTAAGTTCAAGAAGCATCTGTTCGGCGAATTCCCTGGCGGTGTAAGTTTTGCCTTTATAACGAATTTCCACTTGTGAATATGAAGGGTCACGGGATTGCGATTCACGAGATTGTTTTTCATTATATTCAGTGTGTACAAATTTGGCACACGAAAGCCGTGTGACAAAAGCATCTTTAGCTGTAGATGAAAGACCTATATTTGTGGAAGTAGGTGCAAGATTTGACATAAAACATACAACAGAAAAAGAGGCTGCTTGATGTTTATCTTCGATGGAGGCACCGGGTAGTGGTGCATAATAACCACTACAGATGTTGTTAATAGAAGCATCTATGACTGATTGATCGGCATTTTTCGAAGCTCCAAATTCGTCATAAATGGCAAATTGTTCTCCTGAATAATGTGCGGGATGTTTTCCTGTATTCAAAGCATAAGTGCTGGAGTTTGAACCGGTGGCTTTAGCCAAGAAGGGTATAAGGAAGTCATTGACATAGGAGCTTTTTCCATGACCAGGTGGTCCCCAAAGGTATGGGCATAATGGGGCGGGTCGATTTTGTTTTCCAAATGCAATTTGTTTAACGGATGCAATACGTGTGGCAACTTTGGCAATAAGATGGTTGAGTCGAGCTGGTGTTTCCTTACCAAGACGTCGTGCAAGCTGTACTGATGAATCGAGCCAGTCTTCTGCTTCTTTTAGATTTTCACTCCAAAGTTGTTCAGCAGGAATCTGTTCCCATTTAGTGCCTTGAGTAGTCGCTTCGGTGATAATTGTTTCGATTTGGTGTTTTCCGAGGACATCAATAGAGAATACAGACCACATGAACGTTTCTGCAGTCTCCATGAGAGTGTCGCAAGAACGTGTGAAGCGGGCCATGTTGTTAACAAAATCATCTACTTTGTAGCCAATCAATGAAAAGATACTGGTACCGACTAATGAAACTATTTTTACAATTACAGTAGTATCAGATTGAGAGGTATCACCAGAAAGAAGATTTGTGCATGAGCTACGACATTTTGATATAAAATCAGTAAAGGGTAGTCGTGACTTAATTTCGGGGTGTATATCTGAGTGCAAGTTATAGAATTGTGTAAAATAATCTACACCTTGAGCGACAAAAGCAGCATGGATATCAGGAGTTAGAGATGTAGTGATGTTAAGGGATATAAATGTCCAGACAAAGCCAATAAATCCTACAAAGGCTGCAACACACTCTCCAGGGCGAGGGTGAAGCGCGTGTATTCGCTTGAGAAGGACTGTTGTGAAAAAGGATATTATATGTTCATA